GAACAAAACAAAGCGAGGTCTGGAAATGAAACGAGCAGGCGAGGAAGCGGCGGAAATGGCAGCGGCGTTGTATACGGGGAGACTCCCGCAGACCGCAACAAGGCAGCCAGCGAGCGGTATTTCCGAGAGCGTGGTGGCGAGGTTGTGGCAGAGAATGACTGAGCTATACGGCAGGCAGTGGGAGGCCAGTTACGGTCACGTTGGTGGCGAGGTTTTCCAGCGCTGGTTTGACGCGCTGGCCCCGCTGAGTATCGAACAGATCAAGCGCGGCCTTGAAGCCGTGGTTTCCGAAGCCCACGAATACCCGCCGAGCCTGATCAAGTTTCTGCGCCTGGCTCGCACAGCGCCGGCAGCTTCGCACCTGCCGTTACTTCCAGAACCGCCGGTCAAGCAAACCCAGTCGGTTGGTGAGCGCTCACTTGCTCAACTGCGGCGCATGGCTGGCCTGAAACCGAAACCGCTGTCCGGCTGGAAGCAGCCGCGTCCTGAGTTGCTGGAAAAAAAGTGAATCCACGCCGCGTTCAAGCTAACTGCAAGCCGGATCGACCCGCAGTCGTTGTGGTGCAGAGGCCCCTGAGCGCGGTGTGTTTGAATTTCCCAAGGAGCGTGGCGTGAGCAATGTCACGCAATACGGTGTCGGGTGGGACGGGGCGGCTCTCCGCTGCTGGAGAGAGCGTCGCGGCTGGACGGTTCAGCGGTTGGCGGTAAGGATCGCTGTGTCGCCCAAGACCGTTTACGCCTACGAACGTGGTCGAGTGCCGCCACTTTGTGTCGCTCATCGGATTGTTCGTGAGACGCGGGGCGGGATTCGTTATCGCGACATTTATCCTGAATTTATGCCGGAGTTCGCATGAGCGAAATAATCATGCGCCGCACCGTGCAGGGGCTTTCCCCGGTGGACCAGTTCAACTGGGAAGATCATGGTTGATCGGGTCATAAGGAACGATTGGGACTTTGACCAGGCCATCAACCTCATGCGTTCCAGGGGCTACCCAGTCACGGTGTCGATTCGCAAGGGGGCTGTCAGGACGGTCGAGCAGAACAGACTGCAGAGAATGTGGCTGAACGAGGCAGCCGAGCAGCTTGGAGATCAGACCAGCGAATATCTGCGGGGGTACTGCAAGCTGACAATTGGTGTTCCGATTATGCGCGAGGCCAGCGAAGAGTTCAGGGAGTCGTATGACCGGATTATCAAGCCGCACACATACGAAGAGAAAATCGAGATGATGATGGAGCCGCTGGACTTCCCGGTTACGCGCCTGATGAAAACAAAAGAGAAGGCCGAATACCTGGACAGGCTGTACGAGCATTTCACCGGTCAGGGTGTTGTTCTGACCGAGCCGGGGCAGGGCTGATGGCAGTCAATTTTCGGAAGGCAGATTCCCCGGAGCGGCTGGCGACGGTGCTGGAGTTCACAAGCTGATGGCGTCTGTGGTGTCACGAGTATCCACCCTTCCCGGATACAGGCACGCGCTACCAGACGGGGCCCGGTGTGATGAGCACGGCGATCGGATGGCGATTGCAAGGGTTCAGGGAGAAACCGACTCGTTCGGGGCAGAACTACACGATCTTTGCGGAGAGTGCTGGGCCAAATGGCAGGAGGAAGCGCCCCCGCATGGCTTGTGCGGTTGGTGCAACCGGAATGCTGAGCGGTTATTCGCAAGGCGTGATGAGGATGAGGGGCTTTATGGGCCAGTGTATTGGGTTTGCCGCCCGTGCATAGAACAACAGCGCGAGAGGATTCAGAGGGAGCTTGAAGATGCACTCTACTAGCCTTCCAGTCCACCCAAACGACAAACAGGGCCAGCGCAAGCACCGGAAGATGCTGCGGCGGTTGGAAAAAGGGTCCGTGAACAAGACCTGCCTTTGGTATCGAAACTACGTGAAGCGCCTGAATGGCGGGAGGGCAGCATGAGCAAAATCCGCGAGGCGGCTCAAAACGAGGAATGCACGATGCGGCTGTACGGTATCTGCAATCACAACCCCGAAACCACTGTTTTGGCCCACATTCGCGGCTCTGGCAATGCAGGTAAGGGCATGAAGCCTCCCGATGTTTCCGGCGTGTTCGCCTGTTCCGCTTGTCATGATGCGATTGACGGCCGGGTGCGGCACGACTTCCCGGCCTGGGATGTGTTGCAAGCCATGCTCCGCACCCACGACAGACTACGCAAAAAGGGGCTGGTGCAATGAAGCACGCACTCACCTTGCCCTGGTTGTCCGCCATGAGCGAATGGTGGCCTGAGTGATGCGCAAACGAGCAAGCCGCGGCCTGGAGGGCGGTAATTACTCCCGTCTACCGGCTAACCCTTCGGGCCGCTTTTTCCAAATCCACACGGATTGGCGGGTGGGCAGATGACTCTCCGCATCGTACTCGCCATCCACATCGACCTCGATGCAGACGATGATGAGCGCCATGAGTAAACATCTAGCAATTTACCGTAAAGTCCCAGCGGATATTTCCGACGATCAACGGGTCCGTGAACTGGCGCTGTGTCATGCCGCTGCTGTGGTTGTTGAGCGGTGGGTCCGCATGTATATCCCGACATATAGAACACGCGGCTATCTGGTTGCCAGCGACTTGGGAGTGCCCACGACAACTGTCCCTGGCCCTAGCTCCAAAAACATCTACGGTGCAGCGATAGCCCAGAAGCCGGATGATGGTTTCGAGCCGACCCACCACATGGTTTGGGGCGGGTCTTCCACGTCCATTTGCGGTCGCTTCATCCTGTGCGGGAAAAATGGCTTCACGACTGTCCTTTGTGATGCTTACACCAAGATTCATGAGTGGTTTCATGGTCTTTGCGAAGGACACGCTAACTTGTGGAAGCCGAGCGGTCTTATTTTCTACGGAGATCAGACTTCGGTAATGGGTAAAAAACCGCGCCACGGCTTGAATGCAATCAACTACATGCGGCTGGGTATAGCCGACAAGGTTTTGAGCGTAGATGAACCCGGTGACTATGTGTTGGGCTGTCTGGAAACGCCCTTGATTGCCCGGCATCCCCACGAGCGGCAGATACTGACCCTGCCGGGCGGGCCAGCACCTGATGGAACGACGGCACCGTATTTCACCCTGAGCCGCCGCAAGATGCGTGGCTTCCCGGATGTGGTGGGGCCAGCTTACGCGAACACGGTGTTCGTGCATTGGCCGGGGCCGGGCAAGAGTTCTGTAACCGGCACTTTGAATATCGGGCTAGGCCATCAAACGCAAATGCCAAATGGCTGGATCGTGAAAGCTCTGGAAGCGAATGCCAACCAAATTTTATTAAGGATAAGCAGATGAATGAAATTACAACCGCACTACCGCCATTACCAGAAGGCGCACTCGCTCCTACCACGGAAAACTCCGGCAATTGGGCCGCTGGCGATACCACTTCCGAGGGACTGGTTCTGAAGATCGGCCAAACCAAAGGCACATTCACTTATTTCACTTTCGAAGTCGGCTTTAAGTCCCTCAGACACTATACAACCCTATTCAATCTGGATGAGTTTGATTCGTTCCCGATATTCACCACGGAGTTGGTCAATGGGCAGGTGGTGGAACGCGAAGTGGGCAAGGCCCAGCTTTATTTCACTTCCGAAACCGAGGGCGTTTTCAGATTCGACATGGAAGGCTTCGATATACAGGGCTTTCCAATCCATCGAATGGGGAAATCAACGGCGGATCCGCGTTCAGGTAATTGGGTAGCAGATGAAGTATCCAAGGCGGGCTACATAATCGGCTTTTTCCCCAGCGCCCTGACAACCGTGCACTGGTTTGGGAACCGGCCATCTGATGAGCCGTGGCCCGGAGTGTATCCGAAAGGCCAAAACCACACCCAGGACTGGCAGATTGGGCTTGCCAAGCATGTGCGGGATGATGAGTACTCGGTGTTATTTCAACGAGTTACCAACAGCGAATGGAACAACCCAATGCCGGTGAAATATGAGCCGGTGAGGAACTGTGTGATGCGCCTTACGGCAGACGGAATTGAGATGGTGGGGCCGGATAAGACGGAACTGCTACAGCAGATTGCGATTGCATAGGAGGATATGACGATGGGTGAGTTCAGATACTGGAAATCATTAAAGAACGGCCAGTGGTACTGGCATTTGAGGGCCGGGAACCACCGGATTGTGCTGGACAACAAGCTGGGGGTGGTGTGTTCCAGTGAAGCCGGATGCGTAACCGACATCGCGTTCGTGCGCGAATGGGCCGACTGGACCCCAAAAGTACAGGAACGCTACGTTGAAATCATGGCAAGTGCGGACGGTCAGTTCTACGCCAGGATCAGGTCAACAGATGTGGGCGTGGACGTTGTAGGGGCCACTGAAACCTACACCCGCCATGACAGCGTACTGCGGGGATTGCGGGCTATCGTCAGGGCTGCCCGTGGGGCGAAGGTCACGCTGATTGATGATCCGAATGCCTGATGAGATTCAAGGGCCGGCGTGACGATAACCACGACACCATACGCAAGTCATTTCAGGACATGGGCTGCACGGTATGGGACACCGCCGACCTTGGCTGTGGAGCGCCTGACATGGTGGTCGGAATCACTGGCTTGGTGAATGAACTGGTGGAGGTCAAGGACGGCAGCAAGCCGCCAAGCCGCCGTCAGTTAACACCGGATGAGCAGGAATTTCACCGTGACTGGCGGGGTCGTGCGCCGGTCATTGTCGAATCGGAACAGGACGCGATAGACCTGGTGAACCGATGCAGGCGAAGTTAAGGCAAAGGCTGGAAAAGGATGAATGGGAGGCCCGGCTGATTAACTGGGGGCTGTGGCATTCGGTCGATAACACATTTCGCCGCCTGGATTATCCGCGCTGGTATGAAATCCTGAAAAAGTTTTACGGCATTGAGTCCAGTGGCTTGCAGCTTGCCGAGCTGGACGCTGAGCATCTTGAGGATATTATCTCCACCCTGGACATGGCTGGCAGGGGTGGATTTGGCTGGGGCACTCTGTGGGCGTTTGTACTGAAACTGGAATACATCGAGGGCGCCCCATACCGGCATCCAACACTGTCCCAGAAAGCCAAGGATGTGTCCCGCAAATTCTGCCGGCCTTGTTCTGAAAGATCATATCAGCGCCACCTGTACAATGCCCGCTGCGCGGTGTTTGAATTCGCCGACCCGATATAACTTGAACTGGCGGAGTCAAGTGTGTTAATTTCTAACGTGGATAGGTGACAAAGACCCTTCCCTGATCCCTTCTATCAAGCCCCGCCCCGTGCGGGGCTTTTTGTTTTGTCCGAAGCGAGGCCCGAATGAGCAGACTCATCGACGCGCTTACAACCTGGCAGAAGGTCGCGGCTGCGGTGATGATTACAGCGGCCGTTTTTGGCTTGGGTAAGTCGGGTATCGAGGCGTGGCTGATGCCGAGAGCCGAGGCCTCGCAGGCTATCGAGGAACTGATCTGGCGCGAGCTCAGGGATGTGCGCGAGCAGCTCAGGAAACAGAAAATCTACCGGGCGCAGGTGGCGTCAGACGAAAAAATAAATCAGTCACAGAAAACCATCCTGTTGGCTGAAATCGAAGTCGAGCTTGAGGAACTGGCGAAAGAAGAAGCCTGCCTTGAGTCCGGCCGACTGAGATGCAATTAACCGTGTCGCACCGAAGGAGGAGGACTGGGGTCTTGTCCAATTTGAATGATCATACCCTATTTCAGTGGAGTTGACCGGGTGCCCCGTTTCGTCACGACCTTGATTCTGGTGGCCGCGCTTGTGAGCGCTTTTGCGGCTTCCGCTTGGGCGACTAATGCCTATATCAGCGGCAATTTTACTCCAGGCAATTGGTTAACCCTGGTGGGCCTGTTGCTGACCTTCACCGGCATGATCGTGGCCGGCGTGTACTGGATGAGCACTCAGGCCGGGCGCTCGAAAATTAACACTGAATTGCTGATCCGGCTTGAAGAGTTGCTTAACAGGCACCTCCAGAAATTCGATGAGCACGTTGAGCACGATGCAAAGATTTACAGCGAAATAAGGGATCGTTTCGATGAGATCCATGCGCAGCTTTCCGCGCCTCGCGAGGATAGGCCATGATCATCGAATTCCTGGTATCCAAATTCTTTTTTCTGGTGATGCTTGCGGCTGCATTCGGCGCGTATATCGGCATGACCAGATTCCACAACTGGAGTATTGGCCTTGGGTGGAGCAAAGACATTTGGCCGGCGATCAAGGATGACCCGCGTGCGGTGTCGGACTACTTTCGCACGGTGCGTCTTGGCATGTGGATTGGCATTGGTCTGGCAATCCTCGCAGGCGCAATTTCCTGACCAGTACGACCAGTGGTTCCGCGAGACCGCGATCCGCTACCTGTACACCTATTTGCCGGATGATGATTGGCGCTGGTGGAAGGCACAGTGCTATCAGGAATCGCGCCTGAAGCCGGACGCCGTGAGCCCGGCTGGGGCGGTCGGCCTGTGCCAACTGATCTCAGGGGCGGCTCGGGATGCCGGGCTTGATCCGCTATTGCGGACGGATGAGCGAAGAAACGTCAAAGCAGGTGCGTGGATACTGCGCCGCAATCTGCGGGTCTGGTGGCGCCGGGATGATCGGCTGGAGCACCTGAAGCTCGGCTGGGCTTCTTATAACGCGGGGGCGGGCCGAATTATTAAGGCGCAGGCATTGTGTGATGACGCGCCCTTGTGGGACGGTATCAGTCAATGCCTGCAATGTGTCACTGGGCCTAAAAACAGTGCAGAGACTATCGGCTACGTGCGGCTGATTCCGCACTGGTACGCAGCCCTCGCAGAATGATTTTTGACGATCCACCGGGTTCGCGTTGGCCCTGTTCCCAGAATATCACTGCGCGTCGGGTAACACCGCAAGCCTCAGCCAGACGCTGTTGCGTCCAGCCGAGGGCTTTGCGGAGTTCGCGGATTTCGGGGCCGGTCATACTACAGCCACCATGCGATATATAGGATCACGCCCAAGCAGACTGCAATAATCAACCAGCAGATGCGGCGCAGGGTTTGATGTTTGTCATAGGTGTTCATGATGTCTCCTGCACACAGTAGCGCACCAGATCGTTGGTGGCCTGGATGGATTTTGCTGGGGGCGCGGATATCGGTGGGCAGATGCCCTGCTGGCGCAGGCGGCGGCGAATCTCCACGCGCAGCCGGGCGGTGTTGATGGACGCTGCGCGCTGTTGCAGTCGTGCGATTCTGTAGAGCGCTATGATTTCTGCGTTCATGATGTTTGCTCCTGTGTGTCTTGATATGTGGTATGGGCTGCCGGGGCAATGACAAATCCACTTGTCATTTACGATGGTGGCTGTTTCGTCTTGGCACTGGTGGTTGTTCATCAGACCTTCCCCACAAATTCGCCGTCTTCGTCGTGGACTTCTACGAACGAATATCCGGTTCCCTTGGGGTCATGGACGGCGGTATAGGTCCAGTCATCGTCCGGGTCGGAATTCATTTGCGCCGCGATCTGGTCGGCCTTGGCGGGTGAGTAGAGGCTGCCTTGGTGGTTTAGAACTGCGTACATCTCATTTGCTCCTGGTTGGTTAACTGACAGATACAGTATAGTGTACAGTGTGCACTATTGCAAGGGTTATCTACATTCGCTTCGTCGCAAAGAGGAAACGCCATGTTTGCATTCATTTTCTACGTGCTCGGGTCAATCGCCTGCGTGATCTACATAGCCGACAACTGGCAGCGCCTCAAGAACGCCTTTCGCGCACGCTCGGGAGACTAAGTGATCTACGGACTGGGTGGCCTTGGCCTGTTGAGCCTGATTCTGGGCGGTTTGTTGTGGCTGTCTGACGGCCGTTTGGACAAGGCGCGCACGAAAATAGCCACGCATGAACAGACCATCGCCACCTTCAGGGAAACCAACACCGCCAACCTGGCAACGATTGACAGCCTGGAAGCGGCCAATGCCGCATGGGCTGACCAGTGGGAGCGTCATGCTGGCAAGTGGGATGAAGAACACGCCAGACTAACCGCCGAACTGGCAAATGAACGCGCCGCGCGCGCCCGGGATCGGGCAGCGGCCGCCGCCGAACTTGAGAGGATTCTCGCCAATGACCTGGATGCCGCAACCTGGAGCGCTCAGCCTGTGCCTGATGCTATTGGTGGCTGGCTGTGCAGCACAGTCGCCTGGCCCTGTGCGAGCGGAGCTGAAGGAAATCAAGGTTCCGGTCCCGACGGCCCTTGAGGCCGCATGGACGGAGCGTTGCATAGACAACACCCCAATCGCAAAGCCCGCGGTCAACGACAGCCTGTTGGCTATCATCGAAATCTACGATGGGGCCTTGAAGGACTGCGATGACCGCATGACCAAGATTCGCAAGGCCCAGCCGGACAGTGACTGACTACATCAAGGCCGATGTGGGGCTGATGACCGTGATTGAGAACGGCCAGGAGCGCACCATCAAGACCTGGGCACACAGAGAACCGACACCAGATGAACTGGAAGCCCGCAAGTCTATTGCAAACGTGCTGAGAGCCAGGCTGGTTAAACGCATAGCCGAGGGCAGGCGTGTTGGACTTTAAGGCCGTGATCATCACCGGCGCAATCAAATCCGGCAAGGTCCGCGCATTGTGGCGTGACGGAATCCTGAAACTGTTTAACGAGAAAGGTAAAACCATGCAAGTCCAATCCAGCCAGCCAACCCGCCGTAAATTCTGGCGCTCCACATGGGACGCCGATACCGAGCGCGGCCCGGTGACGTTGAGCGTCAAGTGCATGACTTGCGGTGGCTGGTGGAGGGTGGCAATGCAGGATGCGGAAACACTGTGGCAGGGCAATGCCGGTTAAGAAGAAACGCGGTAATGTTGCCGCCTATAAAAAGGACCAGTGGCCTGCGGACAAGGTAGAGCGCCGCCCGGTTGCTGATTTGGTGCCGTATGCACGCAACGCCCGGACGCACTCCGATGAGCAGGTAGCGCAGATCGCCGCCAGCATTCGGGAGTGGGGATGGACGGTGCCGGTGCTGGTCGATGAGGACAATACGATCATCGCCGGTCATGGGCGCATCCTGGCCGCGCAGAAGCTGGGCCTGGCTGATGTACCGGTTATGGTGGCAAGCGGCTGGAGCGATGCTCAGAAGCGGGCCTATGTGATTGCCGACAACAAGCTGGCTTTGAATGCCGGGTGGGATCTGGATCAGCTTGGTGCGGAATTGCAGGAACTTGAAGGGCTGGACTTTGACCTGGGGCTGACCGGGTTTGATGTTGACGAGCTGGAAGCGCTGCTGGCTGAGAAGACCGAAGGGCTGACCGACCAGGACGATGTGCCTGAGACGCCCGATGATCCGGTCACGGTGTTGGGCGATGTGTGGATACTTGGCACGCACCGGCTGGTGTGTGGTGACTCGACGGAGGCCGACACGGTTGCCAAGTGCCTGAATGGCATCGAGCCGCACCTGATGGTGACGGACCCGCCTTATGGGGTGGAGTACGACGCAAGCTGGCGCGCCGACGCGGGCGTCAATAAGAGCAAGGGGAAAATGGGCGTCGTGTCCAACGACGACCGTATGGACTGGCGCGAAGCGTGGGCGCTGTTCCCCGGTCAGGTCGCATACGTCTGGCATGCCGGTCGGCATGCCAGTGAGGTGCAGCAATCGCTCGAAGCCTGCGACTTTGAAATCCGCTGCCAGATCATCTGGGCGAAGGATCGGTTTGCTCTTTCGCGCGGTCACTACCATTGGCAGCATGAGCCGTGCTGGTATGCGGTGAAAGGCAATGGCCATTGGGCGGGGGATCGCAAGCAAAGCACGCTGTGGAATATCAAGGCGCGTGACGACAGCGGCCACGGCCACTCCACCCAGAAGCCCGTCGAGTGCATGAAGCGGCCCATTGAGAACAATTCCAGTCCGGGCCAGGCTGTCTATGAGCCGTTCAGCGGTTCTGGCACGACGATAATCGCCGGGGAAATGACCGGGCGCAGCATCCACGCCATTGAGTTGCATCCGCCGTATGTGGACGTGGCGGTCAAGCGTTGGCAGGACTTCACCGGCCAGCAGGCAACACACGAGGCCAGTGGCAAGACGTTCGACGAACTGGCTGAGGCAAAAGAGGCAGCATAATGGCGGCCAAAGCACACAAACCGACAGACGCGCAACGTCGCCAGGTATTGGCGATGGCCGGGTATGGCATCCCGCAAGATGATATCGCCTGCGTGATCGAGATAGCACCGCAGACGCTGCGTAAGTACTACAAAACCGAACTGGCGACCGGCGCCACCAAGGCGAACGCCAAAGTCGCGGAGTTTTTGTACCAGGCAGCATGTGGGGCCGCTATCAAGAACGGGGCGAACTATGCCGACTGCATTCGCGCGGCAATGTTCTGGGGCAAGACCAGGATGGGAATGCGCGAGACGAATGCGCTGGAACTGTCGGGCAAGGACGGTGCACCGCTGCCGCAGATCGTGGTCGTGACCGGCAAGAAATCTCCGGCGGATGGTGGCTAAGGCCAGGATAGAGATACCGGAAAGGCTGATCCCGGTATTTGAGCCGCCTCGCGGGAAGGTCCGCTATCGTGGTGCGTATGGGGGCCGTGGTTCGGGCAAGTCGATAGGCTTTGCCCTGATGGCGCTCACCTACGGCTACAGCGAGAAGCTGCGGATACTGGCCTGCCGTGAGTACCAGGCCAGCATCAAGGAATCATTCCTTGCCGAGTTGAAACTGGCGATTGAAAAGCACGCCTGGCTGCAGGCGCACTATGAGGTCGGTGAGAATTACCTGCGCGGGTTGAATGGGACAGAGTTCCTGTTCCGTGGGTTGCGGCGCAGCATGACCTCAATCCGGTCAACGGCCGGGATTGACATTTGCATTGTCGAGGAAGCCGAGGACGTTGGCGAGGAAAGCTGGCGACAGTTGATTCCGACGATCCGGGCACCCGGCTCTGAAATCTGGGCAATTTGGAATCCATTGCAGCATGAGTCGGCGACCGATACCCGGTTTCGCCTGAACCCGCCCGACAATGCGCTGATTGCGGAACTGAATTACCAGGACAACCCGTGGTTTCCCGAGGTGCTGGAGGATGAGCGCAGGCGCGACCTGTCGCTGCTGGACCCGAACACCTATGCGCATATCTGGGAAGGCGCATACCTTGAGAATTCCGACCGGCAGGTGCTGGGTGACAAGTGGCGAGTTGATGAGTTCGAGCCGGGCGCTGATTGGGACGGGCCATATCACGGCCTGGACTTCGGTTTCTCGCAAGACCCGACAGCCGGGGTGCGGTGCTGGATTCACGACAGCCGGTTGTTTATCGAGCGCGAGGCGGTCGAGGTCAAGCTGGAACTGGATGACACCACCGAGTTTCTGGAAGACCGGATACCGGGAATTGCCAAGTACGAACTGCTGGCCGATAACGCACGGCCGGAGTCCATCTCCTACCTGAGCCGCAATGGCCTGCCACGTATCGCGGCGGTCAAAAAGTGGCCGGGCTCGGTCGAGGATGGCGTCCAGCACTTGCGGGCCTACAAGGAAATCGTAATCCACTCGCGCTGCAAGCACACGCGCAACGAGGCGCGGCTGTACTCGCACAAGGTGGATCAGAAGTCGGGGCAGGTACTGCCGGACATCGTGGACGCGCATAACCACACCTGGGATGCGGTCAGGTATGCGCTGGGCAAGATCATTCAAAGGCGCGAACAAGCCACACCGGTATTCGGAACCTATGGAAATCAAGACTGAAACGAACAGACCCGATTCGACCAGCCAGGATTTTCAGGCGATGATCGAATACTGGGAGACCGTGCAGAATGTGGTGGACGGTCGGGGCGCTGTTGTGAGCGGGGCGGAAAAGTACCTGCCGAAGTTCCCGAATGAGACGAAAAAGGATTATGACTTCCGTCTTCAGACCGCGAAGTTCACCAACGTGTATCGGGATATTGTGGAGAATCTGGCGCAAAAGCCGTTCGCGCATGAGCTGGCGTTGGCGGATGACGAATCGCCGGAACAGATCAAGGCGCTGGTTGAGGATATCGACGGGCGTGGCAATCACCTGCATGTGTTCGCGCAGGACACGTTTTTCAACGGCATCAACAAGGCCATAGACTGGATTCTGGTGGATCACAGCCGGTCACCAGGGCTGCGGACCATTGCCGAGGAACGCGAGGCCGGGGCCAGGCCGTACTGGGTGCACATCCCGGCTGAGGCGGTGATCTGGATTGAATCGGAGATCATCGCCGGGCGTGAGCAACTGGTAAAGATCAAGATTCTGGAGGAAAAGGGCCGGGTCAAGACGTTCATCAGGGAAAGCGGGGTCGTTACCTGGACGGTCGAGGTTCAAAGCGGGGTCGCTTGGACGGTCGAGGATAAGGGCACGCTCACCATTGACGAAATCCCGATGGTGCCGTTTGTTACCGGCCGGCGCCGGGGCAAGAACTGGCAGTTCAACCCGCCGATGCGGGATGCGATTGATCTGCAGATCGAGTTGTACCAGCAGGAAACCGCGCTCAAGCACATCAAGGCGCTGACCTGTTTCCCGATGCTGGCCGGCAATGGCGTGGAACCGGAGCGAGATGAGAGCGGCAACGCCAAGCCGGTTCCGGTTGGCCCGCAAGCTGTGCTTTATGCGCCACCGAATGGCGATGGCCAGCATGGCGAATGGAAGTGGATCATCACCGAGGCCGAGACCCTGAAGTTTCTGGCCGAAGATGTGAAGGACACCATCAAGGAACTGCGCGAGCTGGGCCGCCAGCCGTTGACCGCGCAGTCTGGCAACCTGACCGTGATTACCACGTCTGTTGCCGCCGCGAAGGGCAACAGTGCTGTGCAGTCCTGGGCGATGCTGCTCAAGGATGCACTGGAAAACGCATTCCGGATCACCGCCAAGTGGCTGAACCGTGAAGGCGATGCGCCCGAGGTGCGGGTATTCACCGACTTCGGCGTGGAAGATCAGGATGAAAAGACACCGGAACACCTGCTGAAAGCGCGCGAACAGGGCGATCTGTCGCAGGTCACGGTGTGGGAGGAATTCAAGCGTCGGGGAATTCTCGGGCCGGAGTTTACGCCAGACCGAGAGCTTGAGCGCTTGTTTGAGGAATTGCCCGGCGAGGGCGATTTATAACGCTGCGGACGCAGCATCAGCAAACCATCGGATGAGGTAATCCATGAAACTGAAAACGGTTGAGAAAGACGGCACCACCTATGCCGAGGTGAAGGATGGAAATCCTGTTTACATCGGCGATGATGGCAAGGAGGTCACTTACGACGCACCTGCCATGCACACCAGTATCGGGCGGCTGAACCGCGAGGCGCAGAGTCACCGCGAGGCCAAAGAGGCTGCCGAGACCAAGCTGCAGGTGTTTGAAGGGCTTGACCCTGAAAAGGCCCGCAAGGCGCTGGATGTGGTCAAAAACCTGGATGACAAGAAGCTGATTGACGCCGGCGAGGTTGACCGGATCAAGCAGGAAACCGCCAAGTCGTACCAGAAACAGATCGAGGAACGCGACACAACGATTCAGGGGCTGACCAGCAAGTATGCCAGCGAGAAAATCAATGCGGCGTTTGCCGGCTCCAAGTTCGTCAAGGACCGGCTGGCGATTCCGTCGGACATGGCGCAGGCCGCGTTCGGCAAGCATTTCAAATTTGACAACGGCCGGATTACGCCGGTGGATGAAAACGAGCAGCCAATTTACTCGGATTCAAACCCTGGCGACGTTGCAGGATTTGATGAAGCGCTGGAAAAGCTGGTCGGGCGCTACCCGCACCGCGATTCTATCCTGAAGGGCACCGGGCACAACGGTTCTGGCGGTGAGCCGCCTGCCGGTGGTGGTGCGCGGACTGTTTCGCGCAGCCAGTTTGAAGGAATGCCCGCGCTTGAGCAGCAGAAGATGGCTGCCGCCGCGCGCAAGGGCGAGATCAAGATCACCGATTAGATTCACCGAATACCTGGCCACACCCTGGATAGGGTTGGTGCGATTGCCGGATGGCATGTTTTTTCACTAACCCTGTCTTAGGAGATTGACAATGGCTAATACACTGACCAACCTGATTCCGAGCCTCTATGAAGGTTTGGATACGGTAAGCCGCGAGCTTGCCGGATACATCGCGGCCGTGCGGCGCAATACCAGCGCTGACCGTGCCGCGCTCAACCAGACGGTGACCTTCCCGGTCACCCCGGCTGGCAACGTGACCAATATCGCGCCTGCCATGACCGTGCCGGAGCCGACCGATCAGACGGTGGGCACCGATACCATCAGCATCACCAAGTCGCGCGCTGCCGAGTTCGGCTTCGCTGGCGAGGAAGTGCTGGGCCTGAATAACAACGGGCTGGGTTTCAGTCCGGTGCAGGCTGACATGTTCGCTCAGGGTGTACGCGCCCTGGTGAACGAGGTTGAAACCGACCTGGCGGCTGCGGCTGCGGTTGGGGCCTCCAGCGCGTATGGGAGTATCGGCGTCCTGCCGTTTGCCACGAATATCGATGCGTTGAATCAGTTGGGCAAGATTCTGTCCGACCACGGCGCACCGACTTCAGACCGGCAATTCGTGGGTGATACCACCACCGGCGCGGCATTGCGTACCCTGTACGGGATCAATACCGACCGCGATTGGTCGACGGCACCGTTCCAGCAGCAGGGTGTGTTGATTACCCCGCACGGAATGCAGGTGCGTGAGACCGGGCAGAGCGTGTCGCACACCGGTGGTACTGGTGCCAGCGCGACCACCAATGATGACGGTTACGCGGTTGGCGCGACCACCATCACGCTGGCTTCGGCTGGTACTGGCTCGATTCTGGTCGGTGACGTGATCACCTTCGCTGGCGATGCCAACAAGTACGTTGTCGAGACTGGCGATGCCAATGTTGCCGGTGGTGGCACCGTGGTTATCCAGGAGCCCGGCTTGAAGGTGGCAATTCCTGGTTCCAACACGGCCATTACCGTGCTCGGGACCGACGATTCACCGGCCAATCCGGACTACGACGTGGCTGGTGTTGCGTTCTATCGCAATGCCATCGTTCTGGCGGCCCGTGCACCGGCGCTGCCGGAGGAAGGCGACATGGCGGCTGACCGCATGATGCTGACCGATCCCCGGTCGGGTCTGGCGTTCGAGGTCGCAGCGTACAAGGGCTACCGCAAGACGCGCTATGAGGTCGCTTTGGCCTGGGGCGTGAAGGTTGCCCAGCCGCGCCACACGGCGCTGTTGCTGCGCTGATAGTAACGGGCGGGGCCTTCGGGCCTCGCCTTTCCTTTGGAGAATTCTATGAAAGTTAAAACAGTGCTTGTAAATCGTGGCGGCGTGGCTGTCAGAATCAACGAGACGGCATATCGGCCTCACCTTGATGAGTTATGGCGGGAGGATGGCGCTGAGGCTGTTCCGGTGAAGGCTGTAATACCGGATTCACCGCCGCTGGAGGTTGAGATTATTCCGCATCCCGGAGGGTGGTACACGGTCGAGGTTAACGGCGAGCAGGTGACCGACAAGAAGGTCCGCAAGGCCGAAGCCGAGGCGACTGCAGCGAAGTACCGATAGATGGCCATTTACGGGTCACGCGCTGCGGCTGACACCTACCATTCGGATCGTGGCAACACCACCTGGACCGGCACCGATGCGGCCAAGGACCAGGCATTGCTGCGGGCGTCTGAATGGGTTGACCGCGCGTTCATGGCTTCATTTCCCGGCGAGAAAACGGATGGGCGGGCATCTGCCACCCCGCAAGTCAGGGAATGGCCGCGAATTGATGCCTACGACATCGAGGGCGATCTTGTGCCTTCGGATACGACCCCGACCGAGGTTGAAAACGCTACCTATGAGGCGGCGTTGCGCGAAATTGTGACACCCGGTTCGCTGTCGCCTGATTACGACCCAAGCGGCCAGGTACGACGGGAGAAAGCGGACGTGATCGAGGTTGAATACACTGCTGGCCACGGCCCTGATTCGGTGCGGCCGTTGTTTCCGATCATTGCCGGTATTCTCGCGCCGATTCTTACCCGCAACACAGGCTCATACCTGGCCGGGCGCAGCATCAGGATTTAAGGAGGCACTGCAATGATTCGACTTATCAACAAGGTCAGCCGGTCCATTGGCCTGGCTGGCGACCCTTCGGTGGTGCTGGACGTTGGTGGTGTTACCGAGGTCACCGAGGAACATTTCGACAATCTGCGCCGTAACCGGCGCACCCGGGACTGGCTGGACAAGGGCTTGCTTGAGGCGGAATCGCTGGGCAAAACCGCGAAGGTCAAGGCCCCGGAGGGCGTGGAGATCGTGCCACAAGGCGGCGGCTGGTTCCGGGTATTGGTGAACGGCACTGACGTTGGCGAAAAGTCGATGCGGATTGACGATGCCGAGGCGCTGGCCGCTGATTACAGATGAGCACCTTCGACTATGCGGGCCTGCGCGACAACACGGCAGAGCCCTTGCTGGCCCGGTTTGGCAAGAGCGCCGTGCTGGTTCAGCCAGGTACTCCAAGCGGGCCTGAATGGGACCCGACGCCGGGTGAGTCCACTGAGTCCACGGTCACGGTGGTGGAGACCCGTTTCAGTATCGAGGACCGCGAGGGCTCGCTGGTGCAGGTCGGTGATCGGATGTTTCTGGTGAGCACCGCCGGTGGCGCGGAGCCTGAAATCGAGGACAAGCTGACCATTGACGGCGCCACTTACCAGATAATCAATGTCAAGCCGCTGAAACCCGGCTCGGTGACGATGATGTGGCGTTTGCATGTTCGTAAATGATGGATGATGCGATGAAAAACGATGAGGTGAAACCGGTTAGAATACCGGGAGTTGAGGAAGTCGGGCTGGTGATTCGGAATTACAACGGTGTCCACACGCTGTTCACGACGGACGGCAAGCTGCTGGCCAATCAGGGCTGCGGCGGGCATTTTTTCTATGTCGGGGACAACCCGAGGTTTACGACATTCCGCACAGCCTTTCTGGTGGATGGCGTGAAGGTAGACAGCGGGCCGTCGGTGAAATGAGCGAACAATCAGGCAAACACACTCTGCAAATTGTGCAGCATGAATTTATTTCACGGTCGGATTTGAATCGGCTGTTGGATTTTTTTGTGCGAAATAATATAAGCCCCGAAGACAGGTTTGACGAATTTGTCGAGGAATTGCGGGCGTTGTGCCGGGAGCATGGCGTCCAGCTTGGTGTAAGCGGGCATGACTCCATTCTGGTGTTCGAGCTGGATGATGGTGAAGACGAAATAACCGCTCCCGGAATTGTTAATTACTTGAACGCCTCTCTGTGAAATGAGCGACAAGCCCAAAATCCGGATGCTGCCGAATCAGGAACAGGATGAACTGCTGGCGGCGGTGGAGGAATTGGCCAGGTTCATGCCGCACAAGGCCCGGCTGGCAAAGACCATGCTGGATGAACTGGAGTCTGCTGGCATGAGCCACGACGATGCCCTGAAGCTGGTCGCATACTCGCTGTTTCGCGGGGACTGACATGCCGGCCAGCCGCGCTGAAATTCTGCGGATGCTGGATCAACTTGAAGGTGATATCTGGCGCGAGTACCGGGCCGCTGTTGCAAGGATCAGGTCGCAGTCGCAGATAAACCTGCTGGCCGCTGCGCTGGAGGCCGGGGATATCGAGCGTGCAATGGCTGCTGCCGGGGTCCGCGTCGGTAGCTGGTCGGCAATGACCGAAACACTGCGGCAGGCTTATTTCACGGCCGGGGTATTCACGCTTTTGAAGGATGTGCCTGCAAGGTTCGGCGCACAGTTCAATATCAGCAATCCACGGGCTGAGACCTGGCTGCGCACGCAGTCATCCAGACTTGTGACGCTGATTACCACGGAGCAACGCGAGGCGGTACGGATCGTCATGCAAGCGGGCATGGCCGCCGGGCGCAATCCGCGCAGCGTGGCGCTGGATATCGTGGGCCGCATCTCGAAGCAAACCGGAAGGCGAGCTGGCGGGGTTATCGGGCTGAATGGTCCGCAGGCCAGCGCCGTCAAAGATATGCGTGCAGCGCTTGGTAATCCAAGGGGCGTGGGCATCGTGCGTTTTGATCAACTGGGAGACCCGGTTAAGAGTTTCTGGATTGGCCGGGATGGAAATCTGAAATCATCATACGCCCGCCGGGATCGGCGCTTCGACCCTATGGTGCGCCGCGCAATCGAGTCCGGCACGCCGCTGGATGAGGCGACCATTAACCGGCTGGTGGGGCGCTATGAAGACCGGCTGCTGGATCTTCGCGGGCAGACCGTTGGACGAACTGAAGCGCTGGCGAGTTTAAATGAAGCCTCAGACGAAGCTCTACGGCAGGCGGTGGATGAAGGTCTGGCGCCGCCGGATGCGGTGACCAGGGTGTGGGACGCTACCTTTGATACCAGAACAAGGCCTGACCACATGGCTGCTGATGGGCAGCGTCGTGGGCTCAATGTGCCGTTCAGTGTGGGTGGCGCGATGATGATGCACCCTGGCGATGGTCCGCCGGAGCAGACGATCAATTGCCGCTGCGTGGTTACGCACAAAATAGACTTTATTGCAGTAGAGGAGGCAGCTTGAAGGCCAAGCGTGAAGGCACTAAAAATGGGGAGGTTCCGCGCTGGATATTGGCGCATGTTGACCATAACAGCCGCGATTGTTTGATTTGGCCATTCGCCAGAGGCAAGAGTGGGTATGGGAACTGCTACTGGGAGGGCCAATTCCGGAACGCTCACCGGGTCATGTGCGAGTTGGTGAATGGTCCGGTGCCGTCGCAGGATCACGAGGCCGCCCATAGCTGTGGCAAGGGAGATACGGGCTGCGTAAATCCGGCCCACTTGGCGTGGAAAACGAGGTCGGAGAATAACAATCAAAAAACGAAACACGGGACACAGTTGCGCGGAACAAAACAGCCAATGGCCAAATTGGACGAATTGCAGGTTCGCGAGATTCGCAAAATGAAAGGGCGGGCGAACTATATAGAGATTTCCGCCAAATATGGCATATCAAAGCAACAGGTTTGCCGAATAATGAAACGACAGGCTTGGGCTTGGCTGTAATGGCAGACTTCGGACAACAGGTAGCGGCGCACGTTGCGAAGTACAAGAGGCGGCTGCGCGCCACGGCCCGGACTGCGGTGCAGGACACGGTTGAGATGGCGCAACTGCCGCGAGCAAAAGGCGGCCGACTCCGCGTTGACACCGGATTTTTGAGAGCCAGCATCCAGGCTGGGCTTGGCCAGATGCCGAGCGGGCCGACCACTAATGAGGGCAACGAGACCTATGCCGAGGGCCAGCAGGTTGCCGGTGAGCCGGTTTCGGTCACGCTGCTGAGGTGGAACATGCAAGACACGCTGTTTGTTGGCTGGACCGCGAATTACGCACGCGCCCGTGAGGCCCAAGACGGCTTCCTGCGCGGTGCGGTGGAGTTGTGGGACCAGACCGTGGACGCTGCGGCGAAGAAGGTACGGACGCAGGGGCTTTGATTGGCTATAATGCCCGTGACTGGCGGCGTGGAAAGCAGACACGCAGGGACTGACGGCTGATAGGCGTCTCCACATCGGAGCACATTGCGAAAGCACCTTGGAAAGCAGCCTAGCCGGAGTAGCGCCCGGCCCAGTCATTTAAAAGCTGAGGTGACACCCGGTTTCTGGCTGGGACGCGCCTCACTTAATGGGCAGTGGGTACGATGCCCTTTCTGAGCCATTAGAACATGAACTAGTGCATGGGCTGTGGCTGTGAAGATAAAGTCTCGCCATCACAAGCGCCAGGAGGGAACGCCTGTTGGCTAGTTGGCGGGGCCGTACCCGACAATTCTGATGATCGGTGGCATCTGTCCATTGGCGGCGAGCCTGCCGGGTAGTGGCCCCTGAAGGCCAGACGTTAAAGCCAGTGATAGGACTGCAAACCACGGCGAGATAGCAGGCACGAAATACGCAGTAGGGGCATGTCCCCGAGACCACACAACCCCGCTTCGGCGGGGTTTTTAATGGGCGATGAATTAATCAAGGAATGGACATGGATACGATTCGCATTGTGCCTCCAGACAATGAAGGTGACTCAATCGTCGGGTTTGGCACAAAGGTCGTGCTGCCGGGCGGGGAATCCCTGCCGGGCGTCAGGGCTGTGTCCGTAACCTGTGCCGGTCCAGAGGATTTTTGGGAAGCTGAGATTACCTGTCTGGCCAGTGCTGAAACGATAGCCGCCATTTCGGCGGTCCCGACAATAAGGCTGGTGCCCGACATACGCCGCTCGTGGTGGCGCAAGGCATTAATGAAGGCGGCGTTACTGGGGGACTGATGAGTCAGGACTACTGGCTGCTGATCGCTAGCGGCCCTTCCCTGACCCGCGCCGACTGTGACCTGCTACGCGGTCTGTGCACGACGGTGGCAATCAATGACGGCATTTACTTTGCCCCGTGGGCCGATGCGCTTTATGCCGGGGACGCCAAGTGGTGGGCATATCACGGTCCCAAGATCAGGTGGTTCCGTGGTGAACGGGTCAGCAATGAGAAGTACAAGGGAACCCGGCAATTCACCGGCAGCGGGCGCTTTGCCCGGTTCGGCGGTAACTCAGGCCATCAGGCGGTGCAATGGGCGGCGATAAACGGCGCTCCGGGCCTAGCCCTGCTGGGCTTTGACCAGAAACACCGCAAGCTGGGCAAGGATGAGCATGGCCGCCCTGTTGTGCAGCGGCATTTTCACGGTGACCACCCGCCGGAACTTGGCAACGCGCAGAACATCGACCACTGGCCGCGCATGATGGACCGCACAGCCGTGGATTTAAAGCGCATGGAAATCCCGGTGCTCAACCTGACTCGCGACACCGCGCTGACCTGTTTCGAGCGGATCACGGTGGAGGCTTTCATTGAGCAAGTGGGTGGTGTGCGCGTCCGGGCCAAGTCTGTCCGGCACTGATTTTTCCCTGTTGCGCAGCTACCGGTCGTGGAACGTGTTGGCGATTAACTGCGCGTGGCAGTGGGTGCCGTGGGCACGGGCGATGTACGCCGGTGACCTGCCGTGGTGGACCCAGTACGGCTATAAGGCTCAAGCCTTTGCCGGGGATAAGTGGACGCGGGATAAACTCGCTGCCGACAGATACGGGCTGCGCCGGGTGCTGTGGGTTGAACGTGAAGGTCTGAGCAGGGTTCCGCACTGTATCACCCGGGGCGGCAATTCCGGCTATCAGGGCGTGCACCTGGCCTACACCGAATACCAGGCCACCCGGATTGTGCTGCTGGGCTTTGACATGCACTTGCGAAACGGCACTCATTGCCACGGCGACCACCCAGCGGGAATGCTCAATGCTCCGGCCCACCATGTCCCGGTCTGGCGGCAGAATTTCCGGGCGCTGGCCGATGATCTGAAAGCCGAGGGCGTGTCACTGGTGAACGCGACTCCCGGAACGGCTTTGACCTGTATGCCGTGTATGCCGCTACGTGATGCGCTGAGATGCTGATCGGCAAGGGCTGGGCCTTTATCCACATTCCCAAGTGTGGTGGGACTTCGGTGCGGGCCGTGCTGGAGGGCGCAGAGCGGGCCGATGTGATGCCGCTGTACCCGCGCAACACCGCAGCCCACCGATACCACTGGCTGGCGCTCAGGCGCCCGAGGGGCACGGTGTTTACCCTGGTCCGGCATCCGGCAACATGGCTTAGAAGCTACTGGCTGCATCGAATGCGCCACGGCTGGATGGCTGATAGATACCTTGACCGGCTGGGCAGTCAGCACATGGCCGAGTTCATGCGCCGGGTCTGCTACCACGAACCGGGCTATGTGAGTGAAATGTACCGGGCCTACACCGAAGCCTGGCCGCGCATCAGGGTGTTTCGGCTGGAAGATGGGATAGCCGAGGCGATAAAAGAGGCGACCGGCATTCAGAAGCATGTGCCGCGTTGCAACAGTGCCGAGGAATTGCCGGAGATCAAACCCGCAGTGTTGGCCATGATTGCAAAGTCCGAGGCAGAGGCTTTAGACACATTTGGCTACAAGGAAAAACCATGAGTGCCGATAGTTACTATGGGCTGACAGCCAGCCAGTACGACGATAAACGAGAGGGCACGCCGGGCCGCCAGAAAGAGCGTGAGGCAATTGCCAGGCTACTTGGCGAGGGCCCGGTACTCGATGCGCCGGTTGGTACTGGGGCTTTTGCCGACCTGTACCGGACGCATGGCGGGATCGGGATTGATTCCAGCAACGAGATGCTGGCGATCTGCAGGCGCAAGCACAAGTGGCTCAGAACCAAACGGGTGGACATGCTTCAACCATTGCCGTTTGAAGATGATGAATTTGCCACCGCGCTGTGCGTGCGCTTTTTCTGGTGGACGCCAGATGGCGACATGCAGCGGGTCATGACCGAGTTACGGCGGGTTTCAAGGTCGGTGGTGTTTTCAATCCGTATCAGCCATGTTTATGGCAGGCCGGAACCAGTACCTGGAAAACGTCAGCGGCAGACGCTTGGCCATACCAAAGAGCAGCTTGCCGAGGCGCTGGATGGCTGGCGGGTGACCGATGACATTACGGTCGGCGGGGCTTATCGGGTGATGAAGGCGGTGCCTTGAGTGCCTGCTGGCATGATGTGGCTGAGTGTTTCCGGTATCACCGTGGCGAAACTCCATTGCAGGCCGCTAACCGGCTGGCACAGCACTGGCCGCCAAGGCTTAAGGTTGCGGTGCCGGAGATTACAGCCGACACGCCGGTGCGCCGTGAGTGTTGGACGCATGAGCAGGTTGGCGAGCATCTTGAC